GGCCTGGATCAGGGAGTCGATCTCAGGGGTGGCTTTCTTGGTGGTCGTGTAGATGGACATTAGTTCCTCATTCCTTATATTCTTATAGTAGTCCATCTTACAAATAATGTACACCAAAAAGTGCAGTTTTTTGAAAAAAAAATAGCCGTTGAAGATCAATGGCTTAAGAAAAGCTCAATGTCTTCAACGGCTTAAGAAAAACTATGGTATTTCAATGGCTTAGAAAAAAACAGTGTCTTTTCAAAGGCTTAGAAAAAGCTATGGTTTTTCAATAACTTAAAGATCTACCACTTCTTTGCTCTAATGTTCCGAAGCTGTGTCTCGAGTAACTCTATGACTTTCTCCCTAGGATAGGTCTTGACCAGCCACTCCGTAGAGTAGTATAGCTGAGCTACCGCTATGTCTCTAGCGGCTTCTCTTCCGTTAATCTGGTCCGTAGCCTCGAGGTCTGCTAGAATCAGGCTTCGAAGCTCGAGTTGTCTTTCAAGACTTAAGCTCATAGAGTCCGTTCTTCTTTACGTGTTTGATCCACTTTTTCACCAGTCTAGTCTCCATCCTGTAGGCTTCTTTCTCCCACGGTCTTTTCTCGTACGAGAGGTCTCTCTTGTAGAGACGACCGTTGAAGTAGTCGTTTCCGTCTAGATAGTTCTTGAACCTACCGGTCGAGTACTGCCACACGTGGACCATCTCGTGGGCTGCGGTAGACACGATGTCATAGTTCGGAAGGTCCATGTTTATAGTCATGTCGAACTCGCGCGGCCTAAGGTTGCTGTCTTGCCAGCAGACCTCGCCGAAACAGTCCATTCCGGACCTTAGCTTCAAGTCGACGTATACAAAGTTGGCTAGGCGGGGATTGTCTCTAAATAGATACTCTTTGAAGAAAGCAGCCGACTCCTTGACCAGCTTTCTCTTAGAGACGTTTCCAGTCAGCTTCTTGACCTCTCTGGTCAGTCTCTTTACTTCTTTGGACATTTACAGGTATCCTTCAAGCGAGTTGAGGTACCACAAACTGTCATCACAATAGCGGGTTATAGAACCTTGAAACTATCGCGTCCGCATCTTTCTTACAAAGAATAGCCGATCTCTTCGAGAAAGGCGCATGATTTCGTATCCTACATATCCATTTATAGTTTAGACGACTGGCAGGGTCGTGCCAGACCCTAGCTTCTAGAGCCCCGGCGACCCTGCCCTCGTACCACGCATTACCAAGATTGTCCCTGTGACGGGTCCACTTCATGACCATGTGTATAATATATGTCAGTTGAGTAAGTTTGTCAACTACCTCTTCGATGGTCAAACTTGTCGTCTAGCTTCGTAATTAGTTTCATCTTAGATGGATCTGGATAGTCGTACCTATCGAACATGTCGACGTTGGTTGAACCTACCGGCATGGAGTTGAACGACAAGATGTACCGAGTCGTGTTTGTTCTCTGCATGTTGTTCCTGGCCGTGTCGTGGGGGAGCCAGGCCGGAAAGATGATCAGTGTACCCTCTTCGAACCTTTCAGTGTGGCTACTCAAAGAGTTTCTGTTCTGTGACCTTCCCCTCTGCCTTGCTGGATGAATTATGGAATGGTAACTGTGCACGTTATAGAATGATGTACCCGAGCAGCTTTCGTTTCCGTGTAGGTAATAGACTCCCGCCAGGAACGTGTTGTGATGCGTGTGTCGATGATGAAACCCACCGTCGTCATGCTTAGTACCCCACATTCCAGTGACCTTAACGCTCGGCACGTATCCTTGATCGTCCATCACGCGTCTCAGGCCCTCTTCGACGAACTCTACGAAAGGCTCGAACAGCTTGACCTTGTGAAGGTTGGCGGCGGTGAAGTTAAGGGTAGGCGCGGTCGTCAGAGACCACTCATCTTCAGTCTCCATATAGTCTATGAACTGCTGTTTGAGCTCCTCGTGTCGCGAGAACTTTAACTTGTAGATTGGAATCGCGAAGAGTCCGTGCTTATGAATTGACTCAATCATGACAGTAATCCTTTCAACTTTTCTTTAAAGTCAGAGCTGGATCCGGCTCCATAGGGGGTCTTGTCAAACACGGGTCCATCTAGAATATCATTCTGTGCAGACTCCTCGACGTCGTAGAGTCTGAACTTAGGTCGGTCTACTCCGACCACGAACTTCTTATTTATGTTCGGATCGTTGTAGCGGTTCTTTAGTTGCTTTATCATGATCTGATCGAGCTCGTTAAGGTCATCAGACTTGATGAGAGCTATCATGAAGTCGGCGGTCGCCGGGAGGCCGAAGGACTCTGAGGTGTCTGTGAGGTCGATGTCGGAGTTGCTGTATCCGCTTCTAGTCGTCTGCGTAGCCGAGACGAGAGGAACGTTAAACTCAACAGCGAGTCCTCTGAGCTCTTCTGCGATTGCCTTAATGTACGTATAGCTATTGACATTAGAGCCAGCGCGTATGCGACTGCTGCTACAGATATTAAGATAGTCAATATAGATAATGTCTGGTACAAAGTTACGCTTAATTCTGAGTTCATTGAGCAGGTGCCTAAAGTGTGCTGATCCGGCCGACGCGGTTGGATACTCCTTGACTATTAGCTTACCGACGTACTTCTCTCTCAGCTTGTTGATCTTCTTGTCGTACGACTCCTTCGGCAGGGTCATGAGCTCGTCGATCGACACGTTGAGCAGGTTAGCGTCGATGCGCTCGGCGATCTTCTCCTCGGCCATCTCGAGGGTGATGTAGAGGACGTTCCTGTTCTGACACAGGTTGTTGGCAGCGGCATGACACATGAAGAGAGACTTGCCGACGCCGGTGCCGGCCAGGATGACGTTGAGTGTCTTCCTGGGCAACCCACCGCGAGTGATGGAGTTTAACAAGGTCAGGTCGAACGGGATGCGGTCTTCCTTGCGGTGGTAGAAGTCGTATCGAATGTCAGAGTCCTGCAGGTAGTCGTGGCCGACGCTGGAGTCGAACGAGACTCCGAGCGCATCCTGCAGGATCTTAGGGATTGCTCCCTTCGAGGCGTTACCAGTCTTGTCGTCGATGATGGTGATCGACTGCATGATGGCGTTGTAGATCGCCTTGTCCTGGCAGAACTTCTCTGTGTTGTCGAGAAGCCAGTCGATCTGAGTGTCGCTCGGCGCGAGAGCGACTACTGTAGACTTGGCCTCGTTGAACACCTGCTCGCTGAGGCCAGTCTTCTCGGACAGCTCGATGACGAGGGCCTCCTTAGTAGGGAGGCCGTTGTACTTCTTGATGTACTCGTCGATGAGTGAGTACACGACTCGGTGCTGCTGCTGAGAGAAGTACTCCTCCTTCAAGAACGGCACCACCTTCCTGCTGTACTCCTCGTTGAGCAGCAGGTTGGAGAGAATTACCTCCTCAAGCATCAATTGTCCTCGGAGTCGTCGTCCATGATAGAACCGATGGCTATCTTGTACCGGTTCTCGATGTAGCGTGCGAAGTCAGTGGACTCGAAGATCTTCATCCAGAACTCCTTGTTGTTCACTATGTCGGCCGCGCGCATGTTCGGCTGCTGAAGCTCGCCGGTCGTCTTGTCGACTACGGCGTACCACCCAGCTTTAGGCTTAGCAATATAACCACCGTCCAGAGCGACATCCAGAAGACCGCTCCAGCGATTGATACCACCGTTGAATGAGACTGTGATCGGGATCTTCGACTTCTCCTTGACATAGCGACTCTTCTCCACGTTAATGACGAAGTGGTAGCCTTGTATCTCGGTGCCATCCTTGTCCTGCTGCCTCCCTAGGATCCAGATGTTGTCTGAGCCGTAGTACGAGCCAGTTCCGCCTCCGACGACGTCCTTGGCGTAGAGCTCCATAGTCTTGTAAGTGTGGTTGATCACTACCATCGGAATGTCCTTAAGAGACAGGTGAGGCGTGACCATTCGGAACAGAGACTTGAGCTGCTTGGCTCGCGTCATGTCGGCGACGGACTTACCTTCCATCGCGTCCTCAACCTCCTTCTTCGAGGCGAGGTTACCGATCGAGTCGATGATGATCATGACTCGGTCAGTGCGCTCGAGGTTCTTCATCTGCTGCATGATGTCGAACTTGAGCTCCTCGATGTCGGTAATAGGCGTATGAACCACCGACTCGAGAGGTATCTTGAAAGTGTTAAAGTATGACTGAGGAGTACCGAACTCAGAGTCGTAGAAAAGCACGACGCCGTCGTTGTACTTCTTTAGGAAGGCCGATGCTAGAAGAAGGGCGAAGCCGGTCTTAAAGTGCTTGGATGGGCCGGCCAACATGGTTAGGCCTGGAGTGATACCCCCGTCGACCGTACCGGACAGGGCCACGTTGATCATCGGCACGGACGTAGGGATCATGTCCTTCTTAGTAAAGATCTTGCTGTCGAGCAGGGTCGACGTAAGATCGATTGTCGAGTTCTTAATAAGCTTGTCCTTGAGAGACATATTCACCTCACACTAGATTTTCAGGATGTCATTGTCGGTTATTTCTATAGTATCCTTTTGCCCTATAATTGTCAACCGTCTTGATGTGGCGATTCCATGATTTGCTGCTATCAGTAGAACGATAGCCAGTGGATCAAAAACGCTAACAAGAAGAATAATAACAATGCGAACGCTTCTTTCAAGGTTCTCAGGCGACTGATTATCGTAGATGATCTCAGATATGTACTTGAGCGGCCCGACTTCGGCTTCGAGCTTTCTAACTTCAGACTTGAGTCTGACTCTTTCGGTCGTGAGTTCGGAAATATCTTTGACATGATCGTCTCTTTTCTTTGTAAGAGCGTCTCGGGTCTTCCTCTGCTGCTCAGCCGCCCTGAGCGAGGAAGTGGCTTGTCCACGATCTGTCATCTTGTTCACTGCGGCGTCGATCTGAGATACTTGCTTGTCGATGTCGGCGACTGCTAGCTTTATGTTCTCGATCTTCTGGTCGATTATCTGCACCTGTTGGTCTGTCTCTCCAGTCATCCGGAGAGTCTGGTCGATGTGAGCCTTGGTCAGAAACCCGAACGTTCCCATGCTGGTGATGAACATGAGAACTATGATCGAGAGCAAGAGATAGGCCTTCAGTATCTCAGGCGCCGTTCTCCAGTTTCTATAGAGCCAACTGGCCGTGACCAGCTTTCCAGCCTCGAGCGCGGTTCCCATTACCACCACCGGCCAGAACGCGGCAGCGAACAGCGCAGTCAGACCTACTATGGAGTAGTATGCTGACACTGCCGACAGACACAGCGCTACGACCAGTGCTAGATAGTTTATCATTTAAGGATTTTTTGAAGCTGCTCTTTGAAGGCCTTGATCTTCGCTTGACGGTTCGGCCAGTAGATGTACTCTTTCTCAGGATCCTTTACGAGGTTGTCCAAGAGAGGAGTGATCATCTTATACATCTGGTTAGCCTTGTCATGAGCCTTCGCTGCTTCTGCTGCAGCAGACGCCGCGGCGTCAGTGGCGGACTTTATCTCCTCGTCCTTCTTTTGGACGGCGGCCAGCTCCTCCTCTGTGACGGCGGAGAAACCAAAGTCAAAGTTGTAGTCGCTCATCGTTAGCTCCAGAACTTACTCAGTGTTGCCCTCTCCTCGAGATCCCAACCAATGGCCTTGAGGATGCTCATGATAGGGTCAATGAAGGCTTTCTCGAACTGCAGTTCGTAGTCGATGTATTTATCAAGCTCGAGCTCTCTCGGCATCTCTCCAGGCGTCGAGAAGACGTTCTCCCTGATGGGGTTAGGAAGCTTCATGTAAGCAAACTTTATCTTGTCGCCGTTCATGATCCTAGGAAGCTTGTCAGCCATCTTCTGCTGCTTGATGAGATTGTTATAAAGAAGGGCACCGCGAACGTGGATAGGAGTACCCTTCTTGTATATAGAAGCTGCGTCGGCATAAAGTGCCATTTTATTGCACGTACGTGGGAAGGCGACCTCATCGAACGGCATCTGAGAGAACTCACGTCTGAAGTTCTCTACGAACTTCCTGAGCTCTCGCTCGTCAGACGACATGATGATCTTGAGTGCCTTCTTAATGTTGTCCTTACACGAGGCCGGAGTAGAGGACCTGATTGCCTCGATGCCCATCATCTTTAGCTTGGGCTCAGTGAAGGCCACGCCCTCTTGGTCATACACGTTTAGGATGTAGCGCTTCTTCGCTGTCCAGATACCCTTGTTAGCGATGTTCTCGCGCTTCATCCTCATCTTTTGGGAGTAGGCATTAACGCGTCGGCCAAGGCGCTCGTAAGCATCATCAATAAACGGTTCAAGTTTAGCCTGACAGAATTTATCAATGATGGAGACGATCTTAAGAGTCTCAGGTTTGTCTTTACCAAGTTGACCGACAAGCGCGTCAAGAGTAATATAGATTGAATCCGTATCGCTCGCAATGACATAGTCTTTCTCCTTGGTATTGAGCAACTTGTTGAGATACTCGTTGATCTCATTCTCTATGTATCTAATCGCGAGCTGACCGGAGGTAGTGATAGCCTCGGCGTGCTTGAGGTCGAACCAGCGAAAGTACTTGTTGCCGAGTGCGCCGTAGGCTGAGTTGAGCTGGATCTTCTTAACGAACTGCATGTTGTGGTAGCGAGAGATGAGCTTCTCAAGATCCTTGGTGGGAGTCTTCTCGTACTGCTTCTTCGCCTCAATCATCTTGTTCTTGTACTCGACGCGGTCGTTGTACATCTTCTCCATGATCTCAGGGAGGAAGCCGTGACGCTCCTTGGTGTAGGCACAGCCGTTGGCGGCTACGCAGACGTTATGTTCCTTCATCTCCTTTTGAAAGGAGTCATGGACACCCTTCAGGCTCGACTCGATGGAGAAGCCCTCTAGCTTTCCTACGTACGTCTCGGGAGAGATGTTGTACTGCATGATCAAGTGAGGGTAGAGAGAGTTCAAGTCGAACGAGACTACCCACTGGTGCATTCCGTTCTGAGGGTCCTTGACGTACCCCCCGACTAAGTCGAAGTCCTCGCTCGAGTCTAACCGCTGCGGAATGACGATCTTTCTGTCCATCAGGTAGTTGTGGATGATGACGTCCCACGGACGCACCGTTGTCATCGTGTCCATATAGTTCACCTTGGCGTCGTACGCTAGAGCGAACACCTGCTTGATAAAGCCGAGCTTGTCCTCGAGTCTGTCGACGAGAACGACGTCGTGAATGTTGTAGTCCACGAACCGCTCGTAGTCTTTCTTGTAGAACTCATACAGGCTGTTGAACTCAGAGTAGTCCAGCTTCTCTTGATCGAGAACTACCTTAGCTATGTGATTAAGGGAGTAGCTCTCCTGGTTGGAGAAAGAGAACTTCTTGTACAGCTCCATGTAGTCAAGAGACGATACACCACGTATTTCATAAAACGCTTCAATTCTGTCATCAATTCCTTTGCCACCGCGAGAAGCAGACTTGCCACGAATAATCTCTCGTTGCTCAACGTAACCCCACGGGGAGAGCTTGCGACCTTCTCGCTCACCGAGAACACGCTCTAACCGGTTGTACAGATATGGAATGTCGAACCCATCGATGTTCCACCCGGTCACGACGTCAGGCTTCCACTCATCGCTGTGCCACAGGACGATGAAGCGACTGA